TCGGTGTCTGATTCCACATGGTGCCGGGGATCATTGACCGGTAGTCGCTTGGCAGTGAGTATTGCGGCTCTGACGCTGACGTTGAGAACGAATGCGTCTTGATCAGTTCCTGCCAGTTTTTTGTGGCCATGATAGCGCCGGTACGCGCAGCATGACGCAATAGCCTGACAGCCGTAGCGTCAGTATTGCTGATGATGGTGTCCGGCTTGGAAAAGCCCACCTCCTCCGCAGTGTTCTGACACATGGTCAGCAGGGTCATTAGCCAGTCTCGGCTATCTGCAATCGCTTACGTTTTTTGGCAGCAGGTTTCGACGCAGCTTTTAGCTCCGCGATGTCAGCTTCCAACTCAGCGATTCTTGCCTGCAAGGCAGTAGTGCCTTGAGCTTCCTCCAAGAATTTCTTTGCGCGAGCCTTCATGGACTGCGCACCCGGACCCAAGCGGTGGATCGACGAATCGGCTGTCTCAGCCAGTTGTTCCACCGTCTTGATGTGGTTGGCCTGACAAACCTTGAGTTCAGCGGCGGTGAACTGCGGCCACTGCTCTAACGGGAAGCCTGTCTCTGCTGGTTCCTTGCCGGTCACATACGCCTCCCATGACTTGGGAAAACGCTGTTTGTCGACTTCCTGCACCGGGCGCGGCGCATTATCAGTCGAGTTCGGCACCTGAATGCTGATCATCTGCACATCATCGAACACCGGATATCCGACCGCTTTGGTCTTGTGTTCGTTCTTCAGCGCATCGTCATAGAACGTCGCAAAGACGCCGTCTTCATAAGCCATAAGACATCCTTAAAGAAGGCCCGCCCGAAGGCGGGCTTCAGTTCTAGCCAGTTATGCCGATAATCGGGTAATTCAAAATACCCGCAGCAAGGTTGCCGGACTCAGCGGCTGTCGTCGTAAGACCGACGATATCCTCTGCCCCAGCCGTGCTGTCATCATCAACCCGACCCACTGTTGCGGTCGTGTTCAAGATGGTGTGTGCAGCGGCAGATGTTCCGACGTTAATCGCAGCAACCACACCGTAAATCTGCACCCAGCCCCACTCGTTATCAGCCAGCGCGACAACGGCTACTCCCAACGGTAAACCAGCGCCGGTTCCCGGTGCTGATGTCGTGGTCGTGACCTGATCGGCTTCATACGCTTCGTCAATGCCCATAACGTCACCAACAACAGCTACGCCATTGGCATGGACATAAACGAACTCTTTACCGATCTGCATACCGCGAGTACCCACTGCAAACGCAGGTATTCCGTCAGAGGCAACAACTAGCGACGTATCAATTCCTTGAATATACATATCGTCAGCCCCTTTTAGGTGTAGATGACGCCTTGAAGGTCACGGTTGGAGGTGGTCAGATTTCCTGCCCACACGACCGGTACGATCATTGCGTCTTGGTTAAGTGAAGTCTTCTTGTCCAGCGGAACCACGTTCCTTGCGCTGTGTGGCCGCAAGTACAGGTAATCCGTGTTCAAAAAGTACATATGACTCGAAGGTATGCCCGAATCGCCGTCATAAAATACGTCAGCCGTGACGTACTTCAATGAACGGAATCCAGCCGTGGCTTCGTCAGAGTTAGTGATGCGCTGAATGTCAGTCAATGAGTCCCAGAAAAAACTATACAAAATTTGATCTGCAACGATGAAGTCCGTTGTATCCGGACCTCTGGATGTTTCCAACCACATTGCCTGCATTTCAGTACGCATGTTCGCTGACGTAGTCAGGGTTGCATCGCCTGAAGTCTGATTTGCCCAGAAGCCGAACGTGGAGGAGTTGATACCGCCCACCGTGCCGGTTCCTGCGTCTGCAACCAACAACTGCAAACCACCAATTTGCTTGCCACCGGTTCCCGTACCATCGGAATAAACCCCGGTGGACAGGTTGTTACGCATCGTCTTCATGGCGTTACTGATGCGTTTTTCCAGCAAGTTGATAACCGCTTCTTGCCCGCTGTTCTGAATCTCAGTTTCGAGTCCAGAGGCGCTGACATTTACTGCGGCCTGTTTCCAGTCATAGACTGCCGCCGAAAATACGTCGCTCGGATTGATATTCAGCGCTTCGTACCCGCTGTAATACATGAACGTCGAGTTTTCTGCGTATTCAAGTTCCTCGACGATTTGTCGACCACCACTCGCAGTACGCACATTCCCTTTCTGATTCAGTCTCGCCAGCAAGGCATTGCCATTACTGACGTTATCAGCGAGTTCTTTGTTGCGCTTATACAGGGTGGTGGTGACAATCTCTGTGAGGTTTGGACTAGCCATTTAATTCCCCTCTTGCAGATTGCTCAAATGCCTCAACAAGATCATCGCGCATGGTGTTTTTCACCGCCTGTGGTGGCGGCTTGGAACCCTTACCGTTCACAGCTTTGGCAGTTTTCTGTGCCCTAGCAGCGGCGGTATTACGGTTCGCAGATTCCTTCTTTTCTAGTGCGGACTGGGTCTGTTTATTGACATGCTCACGGTATTCTGGGATAGACCAAATAGCCTTGTCATACGCTTCGCCCAGATCGGCTACAGTGCCGCTGGTCAAAAGCGCCCGCATGGTGTCTTGGGCCTCGTCAAAGAATGGGTGCGCAAGCTCGCCTTTATCGTCCACTTCTTCCTTGAAGGCTTTGACTTGCAGGATCGCGTCCTGCTGTCGTTGGTGCGCGAATTGTTGCTGAGATTGATTGTTTTGCCGTCTTTGTGCGGCCAGTTGTTCACGCAAATCCTTGACTTCAGGATCAACGTACCGGTCGTCATCAACAGCCCCTGTGTGGCCGATGTCTGCCATTAACTTTGCCGCTACCTCCGGCCCGTATGTTTGGATGAGCATTTTCAAGCCAGCTACGGGGTCCTGATCCAATGCGCTTTGTGCAGCTACCCACGTTCGTATTGCAGTGGGTCTGTCCACGCCGCGCAACTTCAGAATTTCCTCGTATGGCCCGAATGCCTCCGTCAACGGATTAAGCTCGTCGGCCTTCTGTTGTATGCCCTGTTCGTACTGCGTTTCACGCTTTAGTAGGTACGATTGGGCCTGCGCAGGCAACTCAGTAAATGTTGCCTTATCCTCGTCTGACCAGTGTTCGGGTGCGGGAATGACCTTTGGTTCGCCTTGGGATTGCTCCTCGGAAGGCTCGCCTTGGGCTTCTTGCTCCTCGCTGGTGCTAAGGTTTGGCTCGTCGTCGGTCTGCTGGTCGCCAGTAGCTTCCAGCGATGTTGATTCCGCGCCAGTGTGTTCGTCGAATGACTCTAAGAGCGCATCACGCAAAGAGGTCGGGCCTTCATTCTGGCTCGTCGCCTCCGATGATGTATTTTCGCTCATTGCCTACCTCGTCTAAATTATGCTTGCGTAGGTATTCCCGGTGCTGTGATCTTCCAGTGATCAGCTTTCCATACTCCGGACCTACTACTCGATACGGCTTCAAGTCATCCATGAAGTGCAAGGTTCTGCGTTCACGCACCTCATTGATCACTTCTACCATCTTACCAGTATCTTTGCAGTAACGGAAAGTTCGCTTGCTCATATTAGCTCGCTCAAGATAAACAAAATGGCCTGAATGTCGTCACCATCGGCCTCAAAGAAAGGTCTACGCTGACGCACTAGCTCATTGATTCTATTGGATAATTGCTGTTCTGCTATGCGAGCCGACAGCTTTTCGGACTTCCTTAGTTGCCGAATCAGGTCTTGTTGGGCAAGCAGCCGCTTTTTAGCCAGTCGCGCAAGGTTTTGCCCCGGCAGCTTTAATTCAGGGGCTTGAGTCTCTACCTGCTCGGCTTCGTCAATGACCTCGTCAATGACCACTTCAATGTCTTTTTCAACGTCTTTGTTGGCAAAAGGCTTTGCTCTCAGGTTAATGCCAGAAAGGAAGCTAGGGGTCTTCGACACGGCCCCGCCACTGCCACCACCGCCGCCCCCGGAAGCTGGAATGGTGATCAGCCCCTGAGTTGCGATTGCAATGGGCGAAATGGCCATTACTGTCTTATAGACCTGCTGGAAGCGACTCCATCACCACTGAGGTTCACATCAACGTCGCCAGAGTCACTGTCGATGGTGGTTGGCGTTACGGTCATCGGGTCGTTGCGGTCCAGACCGAGAACCTTCCACGTTTCCTCGACCTTGGTATCACCAGAGCCTGCAACGTGCTTGTGCGTTGATTGGCTGGCGTCTATCGGATCACCGTCTGCCACGGCCGAGTATTCGATGCTGTTGACGGCATCTGTGTACTCGTACTTGTACAAGCCGTCACCCACCTCAGTCATGGCAAGATCGGTAACGACCAGCGCATTCGTATCCAGCCGCCTTACGCGGATCGTCGGCACAGTAGCCGGGGAAGTCATTGGCGTTCCAACCGCTGACTCCCAATACGCTGTGAATACAATATCAGCCATTGCGTTTGACTTCGGCCGTCGCGGCTTGACACTGGTTCAGCGCATTCAGCAAACCGTGTACCTCGCTGGCCTTTCGCTCGCCGAGTTGAGCTATGACCTGTTGCATGATTTCCGGCGGAACCATGTAAAACGTCTGTGTCTCCGGCGGTGTCGGTGCTTCTTGCAACTGTGTTACTGCATCTGTTTTGTCGTCGGACATTAGATTTCCTCGTAATAGTCCTGTTGGCATTTAAGTTCGCCATCTCGGGTGGCCGGGGTCTGACCGGCTCACAGTATCGGGTCTATGGGATCGTCCCATCGCGGCACGGTCGTTATCTGCTCGTGCGTCGTGGTCGTAGCGTCTGCCGTTGAACACTTTTTCATCAATACATATGGTTAGTGGTTGCCCACAGTTCGGGCATACGGTGTTGTCGTTGTGCGCCTTCTTAGCGTTGCCTTCCCACTTACAGCAGGAGCAGCACTTCCACCACTTGATTCCTTTCTGTTCTTGCTCAGCCATTAGTTGACACTCCTTGCTATCTCATACCAGTTACCATCTGCTTTCTGGATAAGATGTAATGAATCAGTTGATGCCATCACGAAGTTGGCTGATCCAGCTAAAAAGAAGTTAGTTCCATCTGTAATAGTAATAGCGTGTTCAGAGAGTATGATAACTTCCTGTCCTGCTGCTCCCCCTGTTAAGTCTGTTATCGTAGTTGTACCACCTGTAAGCCAAGTTCTTCCACCTGCTACGGAAGGAGTGGCACTGGCAGCTAGTGTCTGTATGGTGTGGATTACTGCGCCA